CATACATGTATCTTACTGCAGATTCTGGTAGTGTGTGATCTCCACAAGTGAAAACGTCACAAACTGCCATGCACTTCTCTGGCCAAGTGTGAATACTAATATGAGACTCTGCTAGCAGTGCAACTGCTGTTACGCCATAGGGATCGAACTTATGTGATGAGATGTCCAAGAGTGTGCTCTGTGCCATTACAGCGGCATTTACAAGGACATTACGAATGTATGATTCATCATCACATAGTGCAAATGGTGTTCCCCTGAGAGTAAAGAGAATGTGTCTCATAGTCGTTTTGCACTACCAATTACCTTTGATTTGGGAACAATTTGTTTAAATTGTTTTTCGGCTTCTATGGAACTCTCTGCAACAATCTCATGATAGAAGTAGTGAGTCCCATACTCTGGCATAATATATTTTATCTGCCAACTAGAGTTAGCCATTATAGGTAGAATCAGGTTCTAAAGCTATGTAGTAGTTCAGACTATAAGAGTTATTGGTGAAACGTGAAAGAAGTTTGCTTGAGATCACAACATCATAGGAACCAGGAACAATCTTAATGTTCTCAACCTTAAAGTTGAAAGTAAACTCTTTGTCAGTCTCACCAACAACAATCTCAAACTGGTTGGAATTATCGTTCTTCTTGTCACGAACAACCAGTTTGATTACATCTGCTTCACCAACCACAGCAAGATCGGGCAGTTGATAGACCTGTGCTGCCTTCAGTAGTTTGTCAAGTTGAACACTCTCCAGTTGGAAGGAGACATCTTCACTAGGAAGGTTGATCGCTTTCTCTGGGGGAGCAATGATCACACTAGGATCAGCAAAGGCAAACTTAGCACGGGTTTTGCCTTCACGAATAACCAGGTAAGAATCATTCTTAAAATCAAATTCTGGACTCTGGTAAAGTGAGAGACCATTCAAGAACTGACCAAGATCGTAGATAGCAAAGTCACGATCAAATTCCTCATCAACCTCTGCCTCTGCAAGAATGTTCTTCATCACTGAGATAGTGCGAAGTTTAGAACCCTCTTTGACCAGAATGGACTGGTTGATCGAAGAGAAGTTCTTCAGCAGAGTCAGGGTCTTATCAGAAAGTTTCATAAGGGGTTTCAATTTCATTGTTTTGACCAGAGAAGTGGTAGAGAAGAATTGCGTAATGGATGATCTTCATGATATCCATTTTAGCAGATCCCTTCTTATCATAACGAGATGCATACTTAAGAATGTTACTGCGGCAGAAAGCCTCAGCATCACCCACAGATTCGATAAGATCCAGCGTTTGAATCTTAGAAGAATAGTGAGCAGAATATGTACGAGTAATATAATCTTCTACTTCCTTAATGGTCATATCTTCGTGATACTTCCATTTAGGATTTGTTTTTTGTGGTTCCTTATTTGTCATTGCAGACATCATTTCTAAATTAACAGTGTTTACACTATCAAGATAATTTTGGTATTTGTCATCTAATTGCTGAAAATATTCGTCTTCAGCATGGGGTGAGTGATCAGCCATATTCAATTCATCGTAGAGTAGACTCCAAGCATTCACCATTATATCAAACCTCCTGATTCACGTCAACTTCGGAATCTACGGCATCATACAAACTCATGAATGCTTGTTTGGTTTCATCATCAAAGCGATTGAGACCAAGGTTGATTGCTTTCACTTTATCGTTAAAGATGCTATATGCCTTGATGATATGAATGAGACGACGGGTGCTGATGACTTCATCAATACCACCATCATAGAAGGTCTTACGGATGATGTCTGCCCAGTCAGCAAGACGAGCACAAAACTGCTCATCAGAACACAGTTTGTTAAGAATCTTTGCTTCTACAGCAGTAGGGGGATACTGCTGCTCAAAGGTCAGAGCAAAACGTTCAAGGAATGCTTCGTTCAGAACGTTGGTGCCGATGAAACGACCGTCATCGGAACCCTTACCTTTGGTATTGGCAGTGGCAATGATGTTGAATCCAGCAGCAGGTTTCACCCAACGACCAATCTTCTTGAGGAAGACTCCTTTACCTTCTAGAATGGACTGAAGACAGAGGATTTTGTTGGAAGCTAGGTCGATCTCGTCAAGGAGAAGGATTGCTCCACGTTCGAGTGCCTCAATGACAGGACCATTATGCCATGCAGTGTTTCCATCAACAAGCCTAAACCCACCGATAAGGTCATCTTCATCGGTTTCAATAGTAATGTTTACACGAATCAACTCCCGACCCAACTGAGCACAGGCTTGTTCGACCGAGAACGTTTTACCATTACCCGAAAGACCCGTAATAAACGTGGGATAGAAGGTGTTGGACTGAATAATCTTGCGAATATCGTTAAAGTTACCAAACTTGACGAAGGTATCATCTTTCTGAGGGACAAGGTTTTGCTCTACAGCAGGCACACCAGCGGGTGCTTTGAAAGTTTGTTCCAGTTTTTCTTGAACCGTAAGGTCCCACTTACCACGACCAGTCTTGTAGTCTTCAAGTTTCTTTGTAACGGTAGGCATGGACACGCTGTTCATAGCACAATATGCACGAAGATCAGCAGTGGTGACATTGTTACCGTACAAACTACGGAGTTCTACGAGGAGGTTCTCGGTGTTCAAACGGGAAGTCATTTTAGGTCTCATCTGTATGTATACATTATAATCCAAAAAAGCGGGTCTTTGACCCGCAGTGGACAGTTGTTCAAGCGACCATCGCAATGAATTCATTCAGAACTTTCTTGTTCATCTTCTTGGATGCAAGAGATTTCTTGAATGCACTACGGATGGTTGATTTTTTAGCACCCTCTTCAACTTCAAACTCGGTGCTGTTGGACAAAGCTGTAGAAACCATCAGGAAGAATGCATCATATCCAGTGTCAGAAAGGGTAGCAGTCTTTTCCTTTGTCAACTTTGAACAGATAGGATCAACCTTTGTGGAATCATGACTGCAATGCATACGAACCATACGTTTTGCATCACTACTTCCAGCAATACGAATGCCGATAAAATTAACATTGGGGAAATTTAGTTTCAAATTCTCCAGCAAGGACTGAGTAAACTTCCAATATTCATATGGAAACATTGCCATGGTGCCAGTCTTACGGTCACGGAAGACAGTGCGACCGTCATCACAGGCACGCACACCCCAGCGACCATCATTACCACCACCCAACTGAGTAGGGTATTTCCAGTAGAAAGTACGGTGAAGTGGTTGTGCCTCACCATCAGTAAGAATCACACAGTTCACATTTTGCAGACCATGTTGTTTGATAAAGTCGGGGATAATTTCATACAGACAAAGAATACTTTCATTGAGAGGAGTTCCACTCAATCCCAAGAAAGGTGCCTGTGGATATGACGTATAGACATACTGACCTTCAAGCTTGAAGCGTCCTGCACAAATGGAACAGACGTTCCTCCAAATATTCAAGAGTTGCTTTTCAGATTCTTTATTGCTCATCTTGCTGGACAGCAGATTCAACAACCCGAAACGTTCGGGCAGAGCAAAGACACCCTCCTCCCTCACATAGAGTGGTTCATCACCAATAAAATGAGTAGGATTATCCAAAGTGAAAGCGTACACATCATAAGGAATATTCACCTTACGGCAGAACCAAATCAGGTTGTACAACTGCTTGATAGTATCTACCAGGCAATCACTCATAGAACCAGACCAGTCAAGGATAAACAAAAGACCATGATTCTTTCCTTCAGGAACAATGGTCACTTTTTTGAAAAGATCGTCATTATACTTGTAGGTATGCAACTTAGTACAATCAAGCACACCTGTTCTTGCAATACTGGAACGGGAATACTGATTTGCAGACTTCTTCATCTCAAATTCTTTGACCAGATAGTTGACTTCTTTCTGGGCAGACTTCTTAAAACTGTTGTAATGAGAATCAATATGATCAAAACAGGTATCGGTTCCAATCTGTTGCCACCATTCATTAATATGATCGTGAATATATTTGTTGGAAGTAATAATACGATCTAGATTTAATTTAGAACGAGAGACATAATTGTTCTGTTCTACATGAGGACTAGCAAGATCTGAGATATTTTCATCAAAAGAATTTTGAGTCTTCAACTCCTCTTCAATTTGGTCCTCAAATCCACTCCTAGCGTCTGGTTGATCAAAGTCACCAGACATATCATCACTGTCCTGCCGATAACTGGGAGTATTCAGGTCTGAATCTTCACGAAGTTCTCCTTCTTCAGACTCTTCTCCATCATCAGCATCAGTATCTTGAGTGTCTTCTCCACTTGAGGAATTATCGACTTTCTTTTGTTGTGTCTCAGGAGACTTCATAAAGAGGAAGATTGCTTTAGCAGCTTCGATAGCATCCTCAAAAGTTTCTGCTGCAGCAGTTTGATCTACAAGAAGTTTCTCCTCTGAGGAGAACTGAATATTAATGAAAGATCCAATCTTGAAATATAGATTAATACGGTCTGCCAGATTCATTTCAGTCAGATCATTATCTTCAATTCCAAAGAAATCTTGCTCTGACAGTTCACTATATCCACGATAAAAAGTCTTTGGTAAACCAGGATATTTACGCTTCATCAACTTCTCAATGCGAACATCTTCTGTGATGTTCACGAAACCCATTGGAACACCCGAGACATCTTCATCTGGAGTGAACAATGCATGTCCAACCTCATGAGATACCAGAAGGTCATACACAGTCTCAGAAGCACGGTTCCACACTGGCAGGGTAAGCAGACGACGACTAACATCAAACGATGCTGTCTCAACCTGACGGTGCTCAATAATCAAATCTTCAGTAGCAAGTAGTTTGGCAAGAGTTCCTTTGACTTCTTGAAATGACATGACGTGCTTTCGTATGTACCAATTATAATACCCCCAGCGTGAACTGAGGGTATTAGTGGACAGTTTAAAAACCTGTCCCTGCTGTTGGTTTATCTAAGATTTCTATATGAGAGAGGAATGGATTCTTTTGAAACCAGATCGATTGTGCTTGATCGTATGCTTCTACTTTGATTGTGTCACCATTGCTAGCAACCACTTTGTAGTGGTGCCTATCATATGATTTATTAGATGTTTGTGTGTAGAACGAAGGAAGTCCTGTCATGACGAAAGTTTGCTAAAACCTTTGAACTTCTCAAATTTTAGCACATTTTCGAATTTGTCAT